GCAGCATGTGAAAGAAGGCCGTAGCGGTCGCCGGCGTCCACGTCACGGTGACCTCGAGCGCGAGAGTAAGCAGGCAGAACAGCCGGTTCGCCTCGTTGAGCGCGGCGATAATCTCGGCAGTAGGGTAAAACGTCGGCGAGCCCGCCTCGTTGAGGCGCTCCGAGACCCGGGTGTACATGGTCGAGACCGTCATGGTTCACTCAAGGCTGGTCAGTCGGCGGGTTCGGCATTCCGCCGTATCTCCCATACCCCCGCGACGCTCTCGCCATCCGGTGACGGGTGAAGCGGTCCGCCATTTTCACCGAGGTCTTCACGCGGCGCTGTGCGTGGTCGACGAGCAGCATGCGGGCGAGTTCGCGGCCGAACTGGGCTTCGTATCCGGCCGCCTGCGCGAGCTTTTCCTTGTGCACTGCAATATCCGCGCGGACGCCGGCGAGGAGCACCGCGGCGGTAACGAACGGCAGCGGCCCCGTCGAGGTATTCTCGCCAGTGAACTGATTGGCGAGCCGCAGGTACTCGAGCGGAAATCCGCGCGCCTCGAGTGGCGGCGGGTAGAGCTCGATCTGGCGCAGGACCGGCGGCGAGGCCTCGGGGCTGTCGTCGTAGGGCGCCCACGCCTTCGGATAACCGATCGTCGCGCGGCTGCCGACGGACTGATCGAGACCGTCTTTGGTAAACGGCTGCAGCGGCAGATTGGTGATCGGATCGAGCACCGAAACGATCGAGTTGCAGTCGGCCGGCAGAGTATAGACGTTCTGCATCAGCACGTAGGGAGATCCGGCGTAGACGGTCCCCTGCGGCTCGCTGCCTTTTCCCTCGTACGGGCGGTCAAAATACAACTCCGTCGCCGAGACCAGGATGTCCGCGAGATAAGTCACGGTGTCGCCCGGGATGTAGAACCGTTGGCCGACGATTGTGCTGGTCCAGGAGGTTCCCGCGCCGGTCGCGCCCCCGCCGCCGACCGTGACCGTCACGGTGTCGGTCGTCGACTGGTAGGCCGCCTCGGTCTGAATGGTCGCGTGCGCTTTGAGCCCGGTCCAGTCTGTCGCCTCGAGCACCGAGCCGTACCGGGTATTCAGCCATTCGTCGAGTAAATCGAGGCTGATGTCGGGCGCGGTCGTTTGTAAGAGCAGCCGCAGCTGGCCCCACGTCATTCCTGTCTATTCGACTTGTGATCTCACGCCACGCGGATCGCCGAGATCATGGTGGTCACGGCGCCGCCGTAGATCTGGCTGGTCCCGGTTCCCGCTGACTTGTAACCTATCAGTTGCAGCACCGTGCCCGCCGGGACTGTCACAAGCCACTGCTGAGTAATCAGCGCCCTCAACGAGGCAGTCTGCGGCACAAAAATTGCCACTTCAGTTTGCTGCGTGCCGGCGACCGCGAGACCGCCGATTAGAGGCTGCCCGACGTCTCCAGCGCCCACGCACCCGAGGTCAAACGCCGCTGTAACCAGGTAAGTGCCCGCGGCCGCGACTGTGAGCGATCCGCCCGGAATGTTGGCCGCAGTCGTGGTGAGGACGAGAACCTGAATCGGGTAAAGAATCTGCGCCGCGGTCGCTGGCGCATTCCCGGCCGTTGCATTCGCCTGACAGATGCCGCCGACGTTGGCGTACCCCTGCGGACACATTTACGGCATCATCTCCGCATCGACAGCGATGGTGGCGGAATTGCCGGCGCCCAGCACAACCTGAACCGCCCACTTCATCGGCAGTTCAATGCCCGCGATGCCCAGCAAGTGCCCGCCGGCCGCCATTGTGGGCGGAAGCCAGGCCCCCGGGTAGAAATCGGCCACATAGACGCCAGCCGCGGAGAGCGCGTTCGCTGCAGCGAATCCGGCGATCGGAACAGCCGGGCCGCCGGCCGGCGGGATAGCGCAGAGAAAGATGGCGTCGCTGCCCCCGCCTGCAGTCGCTGCCGAGACGGTCACGAAAAAGCGGATGCCGCGGCCCCACGTCGCGAATTCAGTCTGCGAGGTAATCGAGCCCGCGGCCGCGATGGGTGTCGCGGGGATTACATTGCGGTGTAGTGTCTTGTTGATCATCGACGTCGGGCGTCAGGCGCTCGGGACGCCTGTAGCCGAGATCGAAAACAGCACGGTAACGCCGTCGGACGCGACAATCTCGAGCGCATTGGCCGACTGCGCGGCCGGCAGAATGATCCGGAGCGGCACGGTCGTGCCCGCGCCGACTGCGGGCGCGTGGCCCTTGCCGCCCGCGCCGCGCGGCGTAATCTCGACCTGGGTGAACCTCGACGGTTGTATCGGCGATTGAGCCATTGGTGCCCTCCTTAGCTCGACGGGATTCCGACCGTTCCGTAAAATCCGTTGTAGCCGACCGAGAACCGCATCCAGCCAGCCGTCTTGACGCTCCTGCTGTCGAAGTCGATGTCGTGAACTGTGTTGAACGGCTCGCGGTTATAGAAGCGCAGTTCGGTGTCCGCGACGTTGCCCTCGATGAACCAGGCGTCGGGATCCGTGAGGTAGTCCCAGACCATCCAGGTATCGAACGACGGCAACCCGCTGCGCCGGCGGAACGCGTTAATCGCGCGGTTCGCCGTATCCGGGCGGTCGACGCCGCCGAGCAGCTCGGCCCCGACGAATTCGAGTTGCGCCGGAAAGATGGCCTTTTGAGGCGGAATGCGCTGTCTCTTGCCGCGGTGGTCGACCGACGTCCGCATGAGGGTCAACGCCAGCTGCATCGACGTCACATCCGGGTCGGTCGCGTACGAGAGCCGGTTCGACTGCACGCCGCCGCCGATCAGCGGATGCGCGGTCGAGAACAGGGGCTGGCCGTCCGGGCCGGTCGCGGAGACGAAGCCGGTATTGAACGGGTTGGCGGCTGTCACTTCCTTCGTTTCCTTGCCCGAACGGCCCAGCTCCGTCGCGAGTTTACGCACGACACCGAATTTGTCGTCGTCCATCGCGACCTTGGTCACGCGGAACCCGAGCGAGTACTGCGCGTGATTATACGTCTTGTTGAAGGCCGGCAGCGCCTCGTCATAGCGGGTGTCCGCGCCTTCCGGCACGACCGCCATCTGGCCGAAGCCCGTGACCTCGGTTGTCTGCTCGATCGAGCGCGACGACGACTCCATTCGGTAGACTTCCGAGAATTCGTCGGGGAACTGCGAGTACTTCGTCATCACGACCTCATCGATCGCGGGCAACATGCTCTGCAGGTAGAGATCGGGGAAAAGTGTGCGAATGAACATGGGTCGTGTCCTTTACACCGCGGCGGTAGCCTGTCCGAGTGCGTGCTTGTTGATCAAGACTTCGACGATTGCGTTCGGACCCTCCACGTTCGGAGGGATCATGGCGATGCCGCGGATCTTGAGGTCGTACCCCGCGGTGACCGCGATGTTCGCATCGTCGACGCCCGACTTCGACATCTTCGTCGCCGGGTTGCCGGCAACCAGCTTCACGAGCGCATTCAGCCCGGCGTGCGCGGCCGTCGTGATCACCGTCGCCCCCGGGCCGCACGCGGCGAGAAACACGCAATCGATCTCGTCTGTCACCGGATGCACGGTCGCAGTCGATGGGGCGCCGTAGCTCATGCTGGCGCCAAGCCAGAGCGACGTGCCCGGCGTCAGCTGCGAGCCGTCCTGGATGCGCGAGAGGTTGTACGTCGGGTTCTCGGGCAGCGGCATGGGCGTGCCGCCGGTCAGGTGGCCCACGAGATCAAATGCGTAGATCGGATTCACGTCGGCCGCCGCTTTGCCGTATTCCGTCACGGAAAACGGCGAGCCGCCCATGCGGATCACCGGCCGGAAGCCAAACTGGAAATTGGGATTTGCCATACTATCTCTCCCTTTCGACTCTGAAACCCGTGTCGCGCGAGCGCCCGAGATATGAATTCGTGAGCGCCGGGTCCTCGAAGTCTCCTGCGGCGGTCGAGCGGACCTGCTCGCCCTCGCGCAGCACCGAGATCCCGGCTTTGCCGCCGTCGCGGATCGCGCGCGCGGCGATGTCCTCGAACTGCTCGCCCGCCTCGCGGATCTGCTCGTCCGATTCGTTCGCCCAGTGCTGGCGCCGCGCTTCGGCCATCCGCAGCGGGATCTCGCCCATGATGAGCGTCCCCACTTTGACGGGGTCGCCGTGCTCGTCCTTCACGATCACATAGCCTCGCAGGCCCAGCACGCCGATACAGCGTTCGCTGAGAAACTTCGCCGCCATGCCGGGGCTGCCGTACTTCTGGACGGCCTCTTCCATAGGCTGCGCGAAGATCATGGCGTCCGAGCGGTCCGCTTCGACTTCGACCGTGCGCTGGGGTATCCGCATGATGCGGTCGCGGAATGCCGTTGCAACTGCGTCCTTGCCGAACCGCGCGATCGCGGCGCGCAGGCCCTTCTGCAGCACAGGGTCCGGGACGGCTTTTTCTTCGCGCAGCAGAATCGCTTCGGCCGTCGCGTTCGCATAGTCCTCGAGACCGACGTTCTCGATCGAGGCTTTCATGGCAGGGCAGGAAATGAGCAGCGGATCCGGACCGTAGACGACGCGCGTGTACGTCGGGATCGAGTCGCCGAACGTCTTGCGGTCCCACTCCTCGTCGAGGAACTGCGCGACATTGTCGGTCGGGCGGTTGGGGTCGGGCTCCGGGTCCTTCAGGTCGAGCCCGAGGTCGGTCGCCAGCGTCTCGACGGCCTTCTTGTCATCGATGCGCGCCTGTCGGTCGGCGAGGATGCGTTCGTTTGCGTCGCGCGCCGGGTCGGCCGGCGGCTTGCGTTTATGGCTGCGGGGTTGACTCATTTAAGACCTCTCATGGCGACGCCGGCCTTCGCGCGTTTCTTGTAGGCTTCGTGGCTGACGCCCATAGCGTCCGCGATGCGCTTCTGTTCCGGCGTGAGTTCGTCGTCCTCTTCCGGGTCCGGCGCCGGCTGGCGGCCGCCGCCGCCTGCCGACTGCGCTTTGATGCGGGCGAGCCGCGCCGCTTCTTTCTCTTCTTTGGTCGCTTCGCTGCCGGCAGGCTTGAGTTTTCCCGTGCGCATGAAGTCCAGTTCCGCCTTCTCCGCAGCCAGTTCCATCGCGACTGCCTGCGGCGTCCCGGCCTTGACCAGATCGCCGTAATGCAGCGCCGTGGCCTTGAAAAACTCGGAGTCTTTCTTTTTGAGGTCCGGATAGCGGCCGAGCAATTCCTGTTCTTTGGTCAGCGACGCGGCGCGGTTCGCAATGAGCGCTTCGACTTCGTCCTTGCGGACAAAACCGCGTTTCGACGCGAGCTCGTCGAACCCCTTCGCGCCCTTCGTCGTGATGGCCTCGAGAACATCCGGCTCGTCTTCCTCGGGAACCTCGGCGGCTCTCGGCTGCGGCGCCGAGGCTTTCGCCTTGTCCGCCCAGTACTGCGCGGTCCGCTGCCCTTCGGCGACTTGTTCCTTCAGTTCGTCGATCTGGCGCTGCAGCGCGGCCGCATCGACGGCGGGCTCGGCAGCGGGCGGCGCGGCGGAATCGGGAATTTCAGGATCGGGTGTCATAGCTTCAGGACCTCAGCTCCGAATGGGGTGCCGCGGTAAAGGTCCGCCCGCTTCGCCACATATGGCCGCACACAGCTCGAGCAGAGTACCTGGTACACACCATCGCGGGGAACGACATATAGCCTTACTTCGACCGCGCCGTCGCCCTTCGACAGAATTTCGCGCAGCTCGTCGGAGGTCAGTCCGCAGTTCTGGCAGCCGGGCAGCGCGCGACCCGCGAGCAACTCGATCGCGGCCATGTGCCACTCCAGACAGTAGTCGCAGATCGATTGCGCGGCCGCGGCGCCGTCGCCGCCGAGCTGGTGGACCCGCCACGCCGGCCGGAACCGGCTGCAATAGTGGCACTTTATCTGGGCGAATTCCACTTACTTTGACTTGTGCGAAACGGGTTCCGGCTCGGCTTTGCGGGCAGGGTTGCCGGGGTCGCCGGACTCCGGTTTGCGGCCGGGATCGTTTGGGTCGGGTTTGTGGCCAGGGGCGAGCAGCGGCGGATGCTCGCCGGTCTTGTGCTCGGCTGCTTTGTTGTGCTCGGCCGGTTTGGGGAGCAGCGCCCGGATTGTGTCGGCGTCTGCGCCCTCCGCCAGCACGGAGTTCGCGCCGACCTGAATGACGACGGCAGGATTGCGGAGATCAACGAGACTGATCTGGTCCGGGTTGATCGAGTACCCGGATTCGAGGGAGACGAAATCGCTGAGAGGCATACTGCGGTATTCGACAGGTCATCGGCCGCCCTTCGCGCCCATTTCCTTCAGCAGCATGCCCGGCAGCTCGAGCACGACCCGCAGGGCCTTCGCCGCACCCTGCGCACGGTGCAGCATCATCGGATCCGCCTGCGATTCGCAATCCGTCAGCGCCCGTATCAACTCGGCTGAAATGCGGGAGCGCAGCAGCTCGAAGCTGTCCGAGGCCAGCATCGCCTCGAACTGCTCGCGGTCGATCTGGTCGAGGCGCGCTGACGGTTTAGTAGCCGGCTGCATCGCCTTTCGGCTGGAACCGCGGCCGCGGCCGTTTCGGGGCGGCCGGCTTCGCTGGTTTCTTAACCGTTACGGGAGCCCGCGCCGGATCGGGTGCGCTCGCGCCCGCGCCGCCCCGGGCTCTGATCAGGTCTTCGAATCTGGGAGTTGATCTTGCCATATACCGGAGGATTCGACGCGGGCCGCGCGGCGCGTACAATCGAATGGAACGCCGCCAGGCCGGCACGGGTAGGTTGAGTTTGTGTGTTGTCGAGCAGCCGGCCAGCGGCGTGTAAACTTCCGTGAGCGAACCGAAGTACATACCGCGTCCGCGCAACCCGGACCCGGCGGTCATCCATACGCATTCAATCATTTCGCACCGCACCGGGCGCGGCATCGTGGTGATCGAGTGGGGCGAGATGCAGGGCCAGTTCGATCCGGAGGACGCGCGGGTTTTCGCGCATACGCTGCTGCGCGAGGCCGACAACGCGGAGACGGACGCTTTCGTGTACCACATCATGAAAGACAAGGTACAGGCCGAGCCCCATGTGATCGGCGGGTTTATCAGCGAATTCCGCGAGGAGCGCGCGCGGCGCGAGATGGCCGCAGGCCTGCGGCGGAAGAGTGAGGGCGACGAGGTTCCGGAGGACGACCGGCGATGAGAGACAAGTACATCCTTGTCGGCCAGTCGGCCGTACCCTGCGACGACCTGATCGAGTGGGCTACATGGTTCGATACTGCCGATCGGCGGGTATTCAAGACTCTGGTGGGCGAGTACGAGGTTTCGACCGTGTTCCTCGGCCTCGATCACAACTTTCACCGGCTGCTTACGGGCGAAGACAGTCCGCCGATTTTGTTTGAAACGATGATCTTTCCGGCTGCACGGAATACCCACAGCAGGAAAGGCAAAACCCTCACTGAATGGCTTGAACAGGGCAAGCGTGATGAAGAGGGACTCGACAGGGAACTGCTCGACTTTCAGGACAGGTATCCGGACTGGGGCGAGGCCGAGGCGGGCCACGACGTCGCGGTGATGATGGTTGAGGAACGGACGGGAATCAAGCGGACAGCGCCGCAACTCGCGGATGTAAAGATGTAAACGACATCTTTACATTTGCCACTCTCAGAGGCTGTCTCACTGTTCGTGCATCACTTCCGGATGTCCCGAATACAGACTCGGCCCCGTCGCCGCCGGGTTGCCCTTCGGCTCCGTGGTCGTGTCTCTGTTGCCTTTCGCGACGCCGGCATGCGGCCCGAACAACCCCTCGGGAAACGCAAGCACCCCGCCGGGCTGCCCGGGCGGCTGGCCGTTCTGCGCCATCTGCTGCGCCGCCGCGACCGCCTGCTCGATGATGGCCTGCTGCAGCTTTTTCTGCTGCAGCTGCGCGATGTGCTGCATGTAGTGCTGCTCGAGCGCCTTGACGGCAACGGGGTCGCGGTTCGGATCCGTCAGTGACTCCTGATAATCCCGCCAGTGGCGCAGCATGTGGACCTGGTCGTTGTCCATCGGGTTGACGTGGACGTCCTCGCCCTGTTCCATCCGGACCCACTCCTCGCGCGGATCGATCGAGATATCCGGCGCCGGCGGCTCCGCGACCAGGTCGGCGAAGTTCGGATCGCCCAGCGCCTCGTGCGCGTCCCGCGTAACCTGCCACAGCGCGCGCGGGTTCTGCACAATCAGCGGATTTTGCAAGTCGAGCTGGTAGCGCGCGAGCGCCTGCTCTTTCTTGACCTCCTTCGACCACACGGAATTGGCGAACTTGAGTTTGAAGTCGTAGCGCCCGTCGCGGTCTTCGACCGTGAGCGCCGCGGCGCCGTTGTGGACCTCGAACAGACCGTCCGCATCTTCTTCCGTTACCCGGAAGAAGGTCTGCGGCGGAGTAAACAGATATTCGAGCGCCCAGAAGTGAGCCAGCACCCCGCTCATGTCTTCCTGCAGCACCTTCGTATCGAGCGAGATCCGGACGTTGCCCTCCTCGAGCAGCTTCACCGTCTGGGTCGCCGTGCGCGGCGCGTTCGGCCGGTCCGACTGCCGGCCCATCTGCAGATCGCTCATGCCGGTCAGCTTCTCGCCGTATCCGAGCACGACCTGTTCCTTCCAGGTCGCGGCTTCGAGGTCTGCCGAAACGGTCAGCTCTCTGATGTCGGTCGCGGGATTATCCAGCGGAATGAAGAGCCCGGGCTCGGCGTGGAAAGTATCCGCGTTGACGCCGGCGGCCGGCCGGTAGCCGAACATCGGCGTCGCCGCAAACTGCGCGCTCTCGGTCGACAGGTTGTGATTCACGCGGAGCTCGTCCTCGAGATCGATCAGCATCTCGGCCATGCCCGGCGACCAGTAGGTTCCGTCCTTGCACATCGACGACTCGACGAACGGACGCCGGTTCTTCATGGTCGGGTAGAGGTCCTCGAGCGACTGGATCCCGATGATCAGGTGCAGGTCCCAGAGGTAGCGCACGACAAAATCCTTCTGCCGCATCTGGCGTTTCGAGAAGTCCCATTCGCTCGCATCTTTCTTACCGCTCTTCAGCGGCCGCCAGCGGCCGTACCACTCGAGCACGAGCACCCACTCGCCGGACGACAGCGGCCGCTGGTACATCACGCCCTCGGCCTCGTCCTTTTCGAGCTTGATCTCCTCGCCCTGATACTCGCGCTGCGTGCCGTGCTGCGCCAGATTCACGATTTTGTCCCAGTTCTTCGTGATGCCCTGATACCTGCCGTCTTCCTCGCCCTCGAGCAGTTCCTGCGGCGTCGTGCGGTAGCGCCGGATGACGAAGCTGAACTCGTGGAGCGTTTTTACTTCCTCGGCAGGAACGACAAAATCGTCCGGCCAGAGCGGCTGGAAGTCCGGGCCTTCGTAGTCGACGACATCCTTGCCGGCGACTTCAAACGTGTCGCGCTTCCAGGGCGAGTAGGCGATCGACTTGCCGAAGACGAGCTTACGCAGCACAAACTCGCAGAACGGGTTCAAGAGCTTCATCGAGTTGAAGACCCGCCAGGTCATGTAGCGCGAAATCTTCTTGTCCTTGCGGTAGTCGCTCGGTCCGACCGGCACGGCCACGATCTCGGCGTCGTCGCCGAACAGCGCGTCCATTTCCTTCGCCCATTTGGTGAAGATGTTCCAGCGGATGAACGGCACGGGCACGTTCGAGGCGGTCTCCTCGCCCGCGGCGGGCACGTCGACGGACGCGCGCCAGCGGCGGTAGAACTCAGCCCACTTGCGTATGCGGCGATTATGGTCGTTCATGGCCGCGCGGTAATCGGTCTGGACCTTCGAAGCAAGGCGCGAGACTTCGGCGTCGGGCCACTTGAGCTGAAACTCGAGCTGCGGGGGCGTGGCCGCGTCCGCGGCAGGCGGCGGGGTCGGCGCCGCTGGCGGCGGCTGCGGTGGCTGTTGCGGCGGCTGGGGCGTCATGCTCGCTCGCTTCTTATCTGCTCGGTCACTGCAGGGGAATTCGACAGTCGGCCGAACGGGCGGTAGAATCACCGGTACGGAATGAATCCCACGCTCAAAAACCACGCGCGCGACCCGCGCGCCGAGCGCCAGATGTTGATTGAGCGCCTCCGCGATTACGAGCGCGAATCGATCGATCAGCTGCGGCTTAAACTGATCGCCTGCTGGAAAGCCGAACATCCGGAAGCCGCGCTGGAACAAAGCGCGGTCTTTCATCCACTGACGCGCCACGAAGTCGGTCCGAAGAACGAACCGCATGAACCCGACGAAGCCTGGTATAACGACGTGTACTACGTCACCGTGCGCCGGGGCCTGCCCGACAAGATGTTCGGCTCGCGGGAGGGCATGACGACGCTGGGCATCGCGTCGCACGACGGCTGCGCGCGCCATGACTGGCGCGACTTCCAGGCGATCAAGAACCAGCTCGCCGGTGAAGAATGCGAGGCCATCGAGCTTTTCCCGGCCGAATCGCGACTGCTCGATCCCTCGAACTACTACACGCTTTGGTGCTTCCCGGGTGTGAAGCGTCTGAGGATCGGCATGGAGATCCGCGACGTTCGCGATCGCGACACCGCCGCGCTCGCGCCGCAGCGCGCGTTGGCAACCGTATGATGCCGTCCCTGCCGGACCCCGGCTCTCCCGAAGCACCGAAATACTGGCGCTACGAAACCGGCGGCTTGCTCGCGATCGCCGTCGAGAACTACCTGAACCACCGGGCCATGACCGTGCGGGATGTTGCGATGATGAGAGCCTACCTCTGCCAGTGGATCGATTCGCCGGCGTGGGATATGAACCCGGGCAACGAACTCGCCGCGCTGCGCAAACAGGCCGCGGAGATTCTGACTGTCGAGGATATTCACCGCTGGATCCACGCCGCGCTCGGTCTGGGGATCGATCCGCTGTAGTCGAAGATCAGAACGATGGTCCTCCCGTTCGGGGACGGCGCGGCTGAGATGCCGGGCAGCGCCGGGTTCGCATGGCTCGATTACGTGCTGACCGATGCGTGGTGGGGCTGCTCATGCCTTCGATGCCGGGAAAAACCTCACACCCGCTATCTGCTCCTGACGTACGAGTGCGGCGGCTATCAGATCACCCGTTGGGTGTCGAAGTCCTGAGCATGTTTACTGTGCCCTTCATTCTTTACGCGATCGCGTTCGCGCTTACTCTCGTGAGCGGGATCACGGGCAAAGTGCCCTTGTGGGTGCCTCTTCTGCTCGTGTGCATTGTGGGGCTGATCGCGGGCGTGAAGTTCTAAGCCACGCGGGCCTTTGCCGGCCGCGCGGGCTGCTCAACCGCCGCGGGCGCCGCGGCCACTGCCGCCAGCGGCACAGCGTTAAACTTCCGCGAGCCCGTCTGGCTCGAAATCAGCAGCTTCTCGACCTCGGGCTTCGCCAGAAAACGCCCGAGCGCAGTAATCGTGACCGAGCACGCCTCGAGGAACCGCTCGACGCCGAGCGCCTTTTTAGCCTTCGCCACGTCGACGGACCGCTCCGTCGCCCGCGCCGAAATCTCGACGGTATAGCGGTTGCCGCGCACGATGAAGTCGGCGGCGGGGTCCTTGTCCGCGATGAGGGCTTTCAGTTCATCGCGCAGCTTGTTGTACCGGGCCTGCGTCGGGGCGAAGCGGTCGACCAGCAGCTGCAGGTCGCCGAAATCGTCGACCGTCTGCGCGGGGATCGTGCCGGGTTTGATTTCCATACGGGGAGATTCGACGCGCTCGGCCGCGGCCGCGGGGTACGGGCCGAAGCGGTCGACCACGTCCTGAATGCCGCCGAACGGGGTGCGCGGAGGCGGCGCAGCGGGTTTTGTGCGCATGATCTATTTTCCCCCTTTTCGCCCGGAGGCTTCGTTGAGCGCCGTACGCAGGCCGCCCGCCGCCACGCGGCCGCCGCTGCGGCCGAGCACGCGGTTGGCTTTGGCGTCGATCCGCGCTTTCGTCGACGCGCTCATGCGGCCGGCGTTGACCGCCTGCGAGGCGCGAGCTTTCGCATTCCTGGCGTGGGAGGCATCGGGAACCGGGTAGGAACGGTCAGGACCCGCGAAGGTCGATGCCGGGAGCGCGTTGCGCTTCTTTGCTGTCAGTTTTGCCATGCGGACGTATTCGACCGGCGGTCCGCGCCTCGGCGATCCGCTCCTCAGACCACATAACAAGCTCCATGACCATCGTGGTCGATGCCTCCTTTTCCGGGTTGGCGCCCAGAAAATCAAGCAGCAGAATGTCGAGCGCGTTGTGCAGCCGGCGACACTCGGCGAGTGTTACGGGTCTTTCCATGCACCGTCATTCGACGGCACCGCACAAGTTCGCGAGCCGCCGCTACCCGTCCGCCGGCTGCGCCGCCGCCGGCGCCAGCTCGACGCGCCAGACCGGCTCGAGATAAACCTCGCCGTGGTGCGCGCAGGAGTTGTTTGAGCAGGCGATCCGGCGCTGCGTCGCGTCCCAGAGCGAGTCGAGATACATCATCGAGGTTCCGCATTCGCAGATACAGTAGCCGGTGTCGAAACGGACGTTCATCTTAGCCTCACCTCCGCATTCTTGACAGCGCGTGTGCGACCACTCGGCAAGCTCCATGACGGTCGTGGTCGACGGCAGTTTGTCCGGGTTGTCGCACAGAAACGCGGCCAGCAACCTGTCGAGCGACTCGTGCTGACGCCGGTACTCATCGGCGAGCGTCGGTTGCCGCCGCGGTTTGTCGTCGCTGTCGCCGTTGCGGCTCATATTTTCACGCGCTCCTGTAGCCATCTGGGGTCGTCGATAAATACCAGCGTCTCCCCCTTGCGGAGAGACAACACATATTCCATCGCTTTGCGTTCCGCTTCGCCGCGATCGAGGCCCCCGTCAAATTCCATGATGGCGGCCCGTTCATCAAACAAGTATTGTTCCTCGGTCGTCAGGGGCATGGCCCTTCATCGCACTCTCACATTTGTACCCCGCCGGTCATCCGGCCGCGCCGGCTGCCCGTAGCGCCGCACTTCCGGCCGTTCGGCGGTCTCACGGTTCACAGGCCGCGGCATTCGCATAATAACGACAATTGCCAGCGCGAGCGCAATAACGGTGTCATCGTGGCAGCCCGCCTGCGCTTCGGCTTTGCCGCGCGGCGAGATGACGAACGTCAGCAGCTCCTGCTGCGTGATCGGGTCGCGGATCGCGATCGCGCCGCGCCGGATGGCTTCATCGAGGTAGCCGATCAGGAGCGGCCGCGATACGCCGGACGTATCCCAGCCGATACGGTCGCCGCGGACCTGCGGGTCCTGATCGGCCGTCACACTGCGGTGGTAGATGAGCCCGGAGGGATAGTCGGCGTTCAGCATCGCCTCAAGCATCGATATGCCGCCGCCGCCCGGGTTCCGTTCGCCGCAGACCTGCGCCATGTTGTACCAGCGGCAGAACGCAGCCATATAGCGGCCGGTCTCGCCCGGCATCATGCGCGCCCGCAGCACGGCCACCTGTTCGCCCGTATCGCGGTCGAGCATCTGGCCGCAGGAGTAATCCGGATCCGACTGGCCGCCCTCGGTGCCGACGTCGACACCTTGTGCGCAGTCGGCGCCGCACGCATAGAGCCTGCCCTTCTCCGGGCGCTTCCAGACGCGCAGGGCGCCGCGCTCGCCCGGCCGGAAGATCAGCCGGTTCTCGACGCCCACGGGATCGATCTCGAGTTCGCCTGCGAGTGCGTCCCGCTGAATCGGCATCCGTTGAATGTGTGGAACCGAGAAACGGTTCCGCGACGACGCGGTGAAAGCGTCCTCGGGCGTCGCCGGATGCTCCCGCCGGAACCGCACCACGTCGCCGGCGAAGTCGTTCTGAATGGTCCAGCGTCGCCAGGCCAGCTGCTCGAGCGACAGGTTGTACTGGCCCTGCAGCTCGCGTTCTTCGCGCGAGAGCGAGTCCATGAAGCGATCCCGCGCAACGCTGGGCAGCATGCGGTTGCCCGGGTGTTCCCACCACCCCATGAAGAGACCGACCCATTCGGACTCGGACGCCGGATCCATCGCCTGCTGCCAGAGCTGGTGATAGGAATCCCCGATTGTTTTCGCGGTGCCTTCAATCACTGCGATTGTGTCGGGCGTCTTCGGCACGGCCGCCATCACGGCACCGAGCAACTCCATCGAAGCCGGATAGTACGGGAATTCCGAGAGATGCACATTGGTCAAACGGAACGAGCGGCCGAAATCGATCGTGCCTGCGGTCTGCACCTGAATGAAGGAGCTCTCGCGCTCGCCCGCGTACTCGAACGTGATTTTGTTCGGCCGCGGCCGGTTCGGTGGTAGCCGGATCACGCCGGCGAACGGCTTGTAGAGGTTGAGAAACCGTTTGTAGATCGCGTAGATATTCTGCGTCGATACGTCATTGTGCGAGATCACCGCGGTGTGGACGCCGGCCGCGAACGCCGTCGCGTAAAAGAACTGCGCCGCCGTGCCCGTGGTCGCATGGATGCGGCGGGATTTGAGGTAGATCAGCCGGACCGGCACGCCCTTCGCCCGCTGCCCTTTGATCGCGTCGTTGAGGCGGATCTGGCCGGGCGACAGGATCATCGGCACAAGGGCCTTTTGCTCCGTCTCGACTGTCAGCGAACTTCTGCAGAATGCGGCATGGTCCTGAAACTGGCGGTAGACGAGGTCGAGTTCGGCGCGGGAGAGCGTCGCGACGTCGATCATTCGCCCTCGACCTCCGATGGAAACAAATCCCGCGCTGTTATCGTGAGCGGTTCGGTCCGGGTCAGCACTTCCTCGACCCGCGCTTTCGTCAACTCCGCTATCAAGCGATCGGTCTCAATTGTGTAGATGCCTGTCAGTCTCCGCATCTCCGCGTCGAACTCGCCAAACAGCGCAACTTCGGAAATTGAGAATCCGCCTTCCGGCTCGAGCTGCCGTTTGAATTTGATGAGCGCGAACTCGAGGGCATCCGCAAGCTGCTCGCCCAAACCGGGGATTTTGTATTCGAATTTCATCGGCCCCTCACCGCCGCCGCCACCGTTTCCCGCGCCTCAGTGAGCGCCGCCCGCGTCCACGCGAGCGACCGTCCCGTCTCGCGCGCCGTCGCCGCGAGCGACCGCCCCTCGAGATGCGCCTCGAACACACATCGCTCCGCTTGAGGGAGCGCCCGCACCGCAGCGGAGAGACGCCGGAGGGCCTGGGCCCGCGCCGCGGCTTCATCCGGCAGCGCGGCCGGATCCCGATCGAGCGCCGGCGGCAGCCAGCCGTTGTTTCCCTCCGCGATCGCCTGCAGCGATACGTTCAGCTGTTCGCGGAAGGCCCGCCGTTTCTGCGAGTCGATCATTTCCCCTCGTACGCGCCAATAGGCATACGGCGCGAAACTGCCGATCGCCGGATGGTAGCTGTTTGCAGCCGATACGAGGCCCACATAGCCCGCCTGCTGCAGGTCCTCGATGTCGATCGAATGCGTGAACAGATTGACCACGCGACGCGCGATCCGCAGGACCTCGGGCATGCGCTCGCGGATCGCCGCTTCGCGGTGCCAGCGGCGCCAGCTGCCCCGTTTCCCCGCCGCCGATAGCCTTTTTCTTCTAAGTGCATGATTCGACTGGCGTCTCTGAAAGACCCATGAATCCCACAACTCAGCCGCGAGTGGCAAGCGGGTCTCCGTGCGTCGTCTCGGCCGTCTCGGGCATAGCATCTTTACCGCGATAAATTCGGACGAATTCGTCCCAGAGTACCTGACCTGGGGCGGCTGTTTCATCGGGCGCCCGGGAGCGGTCGTTCCAGCCCATCCTGGCCGAGGACCAGTAGCGCAGCGCCCACGGTTCGCCGCGGTGCATCGCTCTGATGATGCCCGCGCCGCACAGGCCATTGATCTGCGTCACGGCGGTCTCGATCTCGCGCGCGAAATGCTTCCGCATGGTCGCGGGATCGATGCCGTGATCGCCGAGGCAGGCCGCGATATCTGCGTGCGGGATCCCGGTGGCCACCATTGTTCTGACCGTCTCACGGTCGGTTTCCGACGGTTCAAACGGCGGCTGTCCCGAGCCGGGCCGCCGGCCGCCGCGCTTTTTTGCCGCAGGTTTTTTTTTGCCTGTCTGTTTTTTCGCCGGCCGTTTTTTCGCCGCCTGCTTTTTCGCGGGCGACGGCATCGTTCTGACCTTCGCGGAGTGTCGCGCCGTTTTCGGGGGGGTCAGCGGAAGTTTCAAACGCGCCCACTCTCCGAAAGCAAGCGGGCCGCGGGTTTCAGCGCATGTGCCGTTTGAAACTTCACTTCGCGGGGTGTCTTCTCACCCCGAAGTTAGCAAGGTAACCCATCTCACTGCCGAAGCGATTCCGGATATCAATGATCGCTTCTAGGAATGTCGTAGTTCGAGGAACTTGGCCGCGAGTTGGAGCCGAAGCGATTCCGGATATCAATAATCGCTTCCAGGATGTTGCTCGTCCGAAGCCAAAGACGCCAAGCAAGCCGAAGCGATTCCGGATATCAATGATCGCTTCCAGTCAGCTTTGGCCCCTGAGAAGGAAATCGAGACAGAGCCGAAGCGATTCCGGATATCAATGATCGCTTCCAGGGCTGCGTCCGCAAGCGGAAGATATCCCGGACCTTTACCAGCTTTGCCGCGAGCACCCGGCCGGCAAGCGTGCCGGGCCTCGATGCGGCCTGCGCCTGTCGGTGGCGCTAACCCATGATTCTACACGTCCGCGAGCGACGGCGCTGTTTCTTCCGGCACCGGGGTGCTCGCGGCTTCAAATGCGATCCGCGCCGCATCGCACTTTTCGGCGATTCGCCCGGCGAGCACATGCCATGGAAACCCCGGGCAGAATTCATGCCCGCGATCCTCATAGCGCACTTTGGCAAAATGCCTGCGCGCCGCGTACCCGGCCACCATCGCCGCCGCCAGGTGGGTGAGCGAATCCATGCGGTCGCGGTACTTGCGCGCCATTGCTTCGCGCTTCGCGCCGAACGGCGGGTGGGGCCGCATTTCGGCTTTCGAGTCATCCGCGAAGCGCTGGAGCCGCCGTGAATGCTCCCGCGACCAGCGGCGCGCCTGATCGCCGTGATAGATCCACAGCCGTTCATCTTTTGCATTCAGCGCGACGAGCAGCGCATCAGGCGATGTGTGCACGCGGAGCACACCTGTCCGCCCGCGCTCCGCTGCCGTCCGCGGTAGCCATGCGACCATCTTGCACATGACGGATTTCCCCTTGCGGTAGAGATCCATCTGGCCCGGCTCGGCCTCGCCCGCCACGATCTGGCGCACTGAGGCGAGCTGCCGCAGGAATTCATGTCCGCCCCGCAACCGGAACCGGACACGCTGTTCTCCGATGCGCGCCGAGACGATGGGGGAATCGTTTTCCATCTCTACCGACCAGCCCTGGGACGGTACCGGAAACGGCGACGGATAGCGATACGTGGGCAGGCTGGCAGTGCACGTCCAGACCACCTCGTAGCGCTTGGCGCGATACTTTTTGCCGATTGCCTGTTCGAGGGCCGCGCATGTCTGTGACGGCAGCCCGGGAAACCGGCGCCGCGTCTCAGGGTAGAGGTAGACCCGCGGCATCGGCTGCAGCTTGCCTTTGTCGCGTGATCGGTTGTCCTGCGCATACATCTCGGTCAGCATCCAGTTCGATGCCTGCGTCACTAGCGCCCACTGGACCCGCAGCGCTTTCCCAAATTCGTCCCAGCTCTGATCGAGCGGCGAGACGACAGGAATAGAAACCGCGCGCAGGATATAGCGCTCGCGCCAGCAGTCTCCACAGGACAGCACCGCGTCTTTCCGCTTCCATCCGGCTGGAATGCGGTTGCTGTCGGTTTTCATGATGCGCTCGCGGTTGCACAGGGCGCATTTCAGGGTCATGCCAATTACCCCTTGACCAGATCGCCGCGGAAGAACCGCCAGCGGCCGCCGCGTGTGTGCCGTCCCATGTCCCGCACAGTGACGAGCGGTTTCGCCGACTCGGCCTGGGTCAGCAGCCAGCGCGCCGTCAACCCGGAGAACGCCTCGGCTTCCTCGAGAGTGAGCCAGGGCTTGACGCGCGGAGTCGGAGCCGCCGGCGGTTGATGCGCGGCGGGCGGCAGAGGCTCGAAGACCCGCGCAGGCGGCGCCACTGCGACGGGCTGCGCCTTCACGAGCGCGAGCGCGCCGGCGGGATCTTTGATGACCGGATCATACGTTTCGCTCATGCGGTCTTTGAACGCCGCCACGTCGGCGCGGTCAAATACCGTGGTTTTGCCGTTCGGACCGTTGAAGTATTTCGCGGTCAGGCGACCGCTCGAGATGTAGGTCTCGACTGATCTCTTGGACTTCCCGAGGTACTCGCAGACCTCGCGTTTGTTCATGGTTTGAGCAGATGACGGATCGGTTTCAGACATGGATGCCGCATCGTAGCTCACATGGTCTGAATAAAGCAACGCAGGGCAGAGCAATGCAGAGAATCGCAGCCCGTTTCGATTGTCTGCTCGGGTCTGCTCTGCACGGGTGTGCCCAATTTATGCAGTTTTATGCACCTTCGCTATTGCCGATTTAATCGCGACGGCAACCGCTTCCTGATCTGCAGCGGATGTGAAATCATCGATTACAACGATCGCCCGGGCGATGCGGCGCAGTGTTTCCGGCAGCACGACGCCGCGCTGAACTACCACCACCATAGGCTTGTCGAACAGCACCGCCGCGCCGATTTCGAGCGCCAGCTTGGCGTCCGGTTTGCCGGTGGCTATGACCATCGAAAGAACGGAGGCCTGCATCTTCGGGAACATGTCCCGCTCGGCGCGATACAGCCAGTCTTTTACCTCGGCCTGATTCAGCAGATCCTCGAAAGATCGCTCCTCGTTTTTCATCAGTTCGCCTTTTCCCCGGGCGCGGGCAGCGCGAGCTGTTTGTTCTCGAAGTATTCGAAAAACGTCAGCCCATCTTCCCGCTGGATATACGGCATGAAGACCTCGGCATTCTTCACCATCCCGACCTCGATCATTGCCAGCTGCGCCTGCACCCACCGCAGCAATTGCCGCCACGCGACCCGCTCGGCCTGCTCGCGAAGGCGCGTCTTGGTTTCGCCGCTGAGGACACCGCCGCCGCTGCGCCGCTTCACGAGCAATTGAAAAACGGGCTCGACGCGCGCCGGCAGCGCGAAGTGCAGATCCGCTGGCCCGACTCGCATCGTCCATGCGAGGCCGACAATCTTCCCGCCATCCCATTTGGTCGATACCGATGTCGCGCCCGCCTGCACGAGGCAGCTCGAAACCTCGGCCGCCGTCCGCTCCGCGGCGATCTCGGTCGTTTCCATAAAAATTGGTTTTTTTGTGCTCATGCTGTTGTTTCCGGCGGCAACTTGTACGGCGTCCAGTCCGGGTTGCCTTCGTTGATCGTGTTCGCAAGACGAAAAAGAGAATCCCTGAATCCAAAGTTAGCGCGGAAATCAGGTCGCGCCGCAGCGTCTGTCGCAATGCCGAGCGCCAAAAGGAGCAGCTCGAATTCTTCCTCGTCGATGTCGACCAAGACGCGGCCGTTTTCGCGTTTCATGCTCATTTGAGCGCCTCGCCTTCGGGCGTCGCATAGATGACTTCTTCGAGCCGGTAGCGGCAAAGGTAAATCTTTCGGCCGAACGCGGCCGCCTGTTCGCGCATGGCGCCGACCAGCTGCGTGCGGTTCACTTTCGTCGGATCGACAGCCACGAGCGGAATGCAGCCCGCCGGCACGAGCGCCTGTTTCAGGCCGATCTCGCCCGAGCCGTACTCGTCCTCGCCGAGCCACGCGAACAGTTCGACCGCCTGCAGGCGTTCCGGTATGTCGCTCATGGCTCGATGACCTCGATCTCCTCGCGCAGGCTGAACCGGCAGAGGGTAATTTTATTACCGGTTTCGCGCACAATCTGCCGCGCCATCTCGCGCAGCGAGTCGACCCGGGCTTTATCCGCACAGACCATCGGCAGCATCATGCCGCCGTTCTGGAACGCCGGCAGCCCTTCGCCATCCGCGTCGCTCGCGATGAACGCGTAAAGCTCATCGATCCGCAGCAGCGTTTTCGGTTTCGAAATATCCACGAATTTGCTCATGACCGCCCCTGCTTCGTTCGTACTCTGCCTCGGCCACGAGCTTCCCATGCGGCCCGGTTGGTGATCGGGTGCGGGATCTCCGCGCAGCGCACGCACACTTGCGGGACCGTGGTAAGCGCCGCGAACGCGCTGTAGATTCCATGCGGCGGCCGGCGCGGGTGGCCACAGCACAGCTCGACAGTCGACCAGTTCCCGTCAGGCGTGCGTGCCGGCGGACGGGTCAGCAACCGTTCGATCGTGGCTCTCATGAATCCTCCTCATCCCGCTGCACAGTGCCAAATGCGCCGCGCGCCGCCCGCGGGATGCCCCACCCGACGTTATCCGGGTTTCGGGGACACGCAATCCAATCGGGCGCGTGGCCCTCCATTTCCATCGCGCAGGGCGAGTGCGCCGAAGTGACAAGGCCGCAGCGGTTGCCGCCTGTCGGGATAAGCACAGCGCCCGATCCATCGTGCGGCAGCACGAGTGCGACAGCGTAAAACGGGCAGCTCATTTTTTTGTCGCCTCCCTTCGGCGGCTCATGCAACCCTCCGGCGGCTTTGCCGTTTTTCCGTACGCGGCGACATCCGCTCAGGCTGGGCCGCAATGCCGTTCAGAATGTCGAGAAATGCGCCGGCTGTGATGGGCACCGCGTCGGCCAGCTGGTAGTAGCCGGTCGAACTGGGCGCCGCGGCGTAATGCAGATGCCCCTCGTCCGCCCACAGAACACCCGCTCGGCCGCGCCGGCGGAGTTTGCGGTATAAGACAACCTCGGCATCGGTCAGGATGCGTCTCCAGGGGCTTGCAGCCCCACTCGCTGGCGGTTGCCCGAGGCGATTTCGGGGTTTCGTCATGCTGTTCAGAGTCCTTTGCCTTTCCGTTTCTGCAGTACTTCACCCACCAGGCCGCTGGCGAACTGCGGCTCAGGGTTTTGCTGCTCAATGAGTGGCTGTTGCTCGCCGGTGAGGCTCCGGCCGCGGTCCTTCACGATGCGGAGCGCCGCCCAACGGGCCTTGGTAATTTTGGGGTCGACTCCGCGGAGTCGCTGCATCGCCACGGAGACGTAGTAAGAATAGCGGTCCGGCTGGGGTCGCGGTCTGTCGGCCATGAGGTCATTAACGAGATTGATGGTTCCGGCCAGCCCGCCGATTGACAGAAGCACGGCTACGATCTTGTCATCCGGAGGATGGGCATTTTTGTCGCGTCCGTACTTGAGTTGGTAACCATGCACCCACCGCCTGGCTTCTGCGATTTCCCGCGCATCGAAGTCCCGCGGTTCGGCGCGCAGCATCCGATCGATGACTTCCTGATCGATGTTTCCCCCTCGATCGATCGAATCGGTACTTATCGAATCGATCGACGCGCCCGCGCCCGCGCGTTCCTTATAAGGGGGTGGCCCTGGTGTAGGGCCACCCTGGCCCTGGAATAGGGCCACCTTTTCCACAGAATTCTGTGCTTCAGCGAGCTGAAGGTGGCCCTGGTGTAGGGCCTGGCCCTGGTGTAGGGCCACCTTTTCCACAGGGGGTGGCCCTACACCAGGGCCACCCATGACAGCAGTCCGCAGGTAAGTCAGAATGTACCCAGCGGCAAGCGTCGCCGTGCCACTTCTGGCCGCGATAATTTGCCTTTTAGCGAGCCTGTCGAGAGCCGCCTGGACATTACTGCGCGACACCCCGGATGCTTCCGAAAGGGCCCTGGCGCTGATTCGGCCTGACTGACCGGGAGCCGCAGCGAACAGGCGCGACAACGTAATCAGCACCCTGAGATCTGCCTCTCCAAGACTCGGGGCAAGACGCTCTATCGCCAGAAAGGCTCCCGCCAACCGGTGGGGCGCCTCAACTTCCGATAATGCATATTCGCGTGAACCATTGCCTCCCGAAGTTTCGATTTCTGCTACTCTCGTTTGTTCGGGACGATCGCGCATTTCCCGGAACTATAACACGAGATAAGCTGTCTTATCGAGAGGTCAAGCTCGAAATGATGACGCCTACGGACCCGCGCTTTGAGAATCAACTCCCCCTATGTAACGATTGGTTCAGGGAACGAGAGGAGGGTCTCACGATGGCAAGGCTGAGACTCGAGGAGCTGCAGAGCTTCCAGCACGCTCCCCGAACCGTTTCCGCGTATGCCAGCGACTGGAAGGATTTCGTGCGATGGTGTGCCGACTCAGCCAAGGAGTCTTTGCCCGCCCATCCCGACACCGTGGCTCTGTATCTCTCTCATTTGGTTCCCCTGAAGAAGGTCTCGACGCTCGAGCGGCGCATGGCAGCCATCGGCGCGAGGCATCAGGCCGCCGGTTTGCCGTCCCCGACGACGCCTCTCGTGCGTTCCGTGATAGCGGGCGCCCGCCGCAAGAATCGGCGCACGGTAAGCCGCAAGGCGGCTATCACGCGCGATGAACTGCTGCTGATATGTGAGCATTTGGAAGAGAGCGGAACGGTCCGCGCCACCCGTGATCGCGCCGCGATTCTGATGGGCTTCGCCGGGGCATTCCGCCGCTCGGAACTTGTGGGCCTCGACCTCGCCGATATCGATTTGCGGCGGGACCGGGTGGAGGTCCGATTGAACCGATCAAAGACCGATCAACTGGGGCAGGGGAGAGAGCTGGTTCTTCCGCGCGCCAAACACGGCGGCCTTTGTGTAGTGCGGGCACTGGCCGCATGGCTGGGTGTGCGCGGCCGGAGTCCCGGCCCGCTGTTCCAGGATGTCTCGATCGGCGCCGATGCCGTACTGCCGGGCCGGATGGCTGATCACATCGTCTATTACGCCCTGCGGACCGCCGCGGCCAGGGTGGGGTTGGATGCCACGAAGTTCGGGGCTCACTCTTTGCGCGCCGGTGCTTGCACAGCCGCGGCGGATGCCGGCGCGGATATTTTCGAGATCATGGCACTCTCGGGACACAAATCCGTGGAAACGCTGGGGCGCTACGTGCGCCGCTCAACGCTTAATTACCCGCTGCGGAAAGTCCTTTGATTCCCGGCATTGTAAATATTCAAAAAAGCCCGCTGGCGCGCCGCGCGCCAGCGGGCACAGCGGATGACGGGACCACACCGGTCAAGATGCGAGGCCCCGGCCCACCGCTCAATGGCTATTACAACACTTGCAAATTGCCGAGGAATCAGAGGATTTTGCCACTAAATGGATTCAGACTGAGGAAAATTCACGCGGCCATTCATTTTTGTGGTGGGACGCCGGTCACGCTGAAATGAGGAAGACAAATAAAGGGAACAACGAATGACCATCGACCTCGACGACCTAAGACGGAAGAGGGACGCCTTGATCGGTCCGGAAGCAGCAGCGCGCGCAGAGCTTAGAAGAAGCCACGCTGATGAGCTAAGACAACTCGCAGAAGAATGCCGCTGGCATCGTCGGATAGTTCTCACCGACAAACAACTTGCGGCGCTCGACGCGGCGATTTCTCTTCTCGAGACGGGTATGTGATTCCGCCCGGCGGTTCCTACCGCCCCCGCCGCTCCGCAACAAAGCTCGCCACGCCGATCGCGATGAACGCGACGCCCACGAGCCCGCAGAGGACCATAAAGCCGTCAATCAGCGGGTTACTCATCGGCGTTGAACCCGCCGCAGCGCCAGCAGGCGGCCGGGTACGCAACGGCGCCGACGTTCTCGACCTGCCGGTCGCCGCCGCGGCTGCCGTGGTCGGCGCAGAACGGCATCGAGCAGTCGTCGCAGCGCAGGACGGCCAGCTCGGGGCAGCCGTCGTACGCGCAGCTATGATTGATGGAATGTGTGCCCTGATCTACGAGGTCAGCGTTCCCCTCGGCGACCTGCGCCGTCTGGCCGTCCGCTGCAACGCGTGCGACACCGTGATGATCGTGGACCTCAGGGGCAAGACTCAGACGACCGTTACCTTCTGCCCCACCTGCCGGCACGACTTCGAGCCGGCGATCAAGGATCGCGTCCGCAGTCTTGCCAGCCTCCTCGAGGCGCTTGCCGACTCGAACGAGTGCTCCTTTGCCTTCCGGATCGCCGCTCCGGAACTGCGCGGAGCTCCTGCGGTCGAACGGTGAGGTATGGACAACATTCCCAACGTTCGCAGCTACACCGAGGACGGCTACACGATGTACGTGATGGACATCGAAAACCCGGCTATCCATCCTGACGCCCTCCCAGTGCTTCAACGTCTTCTGCAGCGAGCCGAAGAAGATCGGCCAGGCGCCGCGCGTCAGCGGGAGACAGCATGTTGACTCCTGAGTCCACATCGAACGCTATACACCCTTCCGCCCGTCCCGCTCTTCGGCGGCGTCTGCGGCGGTTAGGATTTGACGTGCAAACTCCCGCGCAGTATCGGGAGCGAGAAGCACGCCGGGCTGAGGCGTACCTCCGTAAAGCTCTACGAAAGCCTCAGCCCGCAGAACGATAAGCACGCCGTGCACACCGCTCTCGAACGGCCCGACTAGAGCCGCAATGTCTTTCTGCTCCATCACCGCACCGCCTGCTGGCGCTGCCCGCCGATGTAGATCGACAACCCTATGGCCCTGACACTTTCTTCCGAGAACGTCACGCCGAGGCCTCTGCGTTGCGCATAGGCCTGCGTTTCGATAATCGCGTCCACGGCTGCACGCATCGCGGCCGTCATGGCTGCGCTTGCCGGCGTGATGACGGGCAGATCCGGATCGGCCGCTGCAGGCTGCGCGGCGTGGAACGCCTGGGCCCCGTTCTGGCGCGCCATCTCGACCGACTTCGCCAGCAGGGCTTCCTCGCGGGACGGCGCGGGCACTTCGCAAGACGGTGCGGCGCCGGCGGTATCCTCGACCCGCTCCACGCGGATCGAGAAGCCGCCGCCGCGGGCCGATCCGTGTTTGGTGCGGGTGACCCGGATGAACTCGGCCGGCTGGTAGTTCAGGTCGACCAGCGCATGCTCGAACTCGTTCGCGTCCTCGGTGTTGAGGAACAGCCGCCGCTCGTCGACGGCCGTGAACATGACATTGCCCCATTGCCCCACTTCCTTGCCGGTCGCGAACTTCAGGGCGAAGGTCTGCGGGCGGTTGGTTTCGAGTTTGATCTCGTCCTGCCGCGGGGCGCGGATAGCGGTCGCCATTATGCGCTCCTCCGGACCGTTGCCGTGCGGGCGGCCTGCTGGCCGCGCAGGAAGCCGTCGATCGCGGCGGCAAACGGCTCGGCGATCGCGGGCGCATTGGCCGCCTGGCAGGCGGCGGAATGCGCGAGATGCTCGAAGCAGTCGTCGTCGCAGTGGATCGTTTCGGTCGGCATGAAGGCGCGCTCGCGGGCATCTTCTTCAGCCGCCGCGTCGGCGCGGCGGTTTTCTTCGTCTGCGGCTTCCTGCTCGGCGAGCCATTCGGCGTGCGCTTCTTCGGCGAGGCTGGGGTAGCTGTAAAGGTCTGGGTCGTATGCCATCGGGTCTCCTGTGGAACTTGCTTGCAGATCAATTCTATGCTTTCGTAAGCATATCTGTCAATGCTTGCGCGAGCAGTATTTGTTGGTGCTATTCTCGCGTTAGCATTCTGAGAGTGCTTACGTAAGCTAAAATGAGAAACGACAATGGCGAAGAAAAAGAACGCTGTCGCGCAGGCGATGGTCGCGATGAGAAACAAGAAATTGACGGCGACGCGGCGGAAGGAAATTGCCAGCGCGGCGGCGAAAAAGCGGTGGGCCGATCGGGATGCGTCTACTTCGTCGAAACCGACGACGGAGCCTTCGTGAGCCGGACACAGGTTATTTGGGCAATTCTGACGTTTTTGGCTATGCCCGCGTGGATGTTGGTGACGAGCACCCACGAGCAGCCTGCTGCGAGCGTCCACGCGCAGCCTGCTGCGGAGAAACCGTTTTATCTTTCAGCGGCGGCAGAGAAGCGCGTTACGGATCTTCGCAGGCAGGCGCATGTTATTTATGACCGGATCGATTTAAAAGATGCCGACGCCTTTATGCGCGAATCGGCTGAAGCGGAAAAACTCGACGCCGAGGCTGACGACATTGAGTCCGCGGAGATCGATAAGTGGCTCGGCGCCGCCGGCGGAGCCGTGAAGGAACAGCGATGAGCGAAACGAACGGGAACCCGCCGAAAAAACCCGAGTGGTTGGAGCGGCTGGAGCGCGTTGAGGCGTCGCACGTCAAACTGATGACGGATCACGAAGTCTTTGTCGCCGCGCAGGAGCGCGCCTGGGAACGTCACGAAAAGTTCGTGGCCGAGCAGGAAGCCTGGGC